AGGAAAAACCCGTCAAAACTTTCGATCTTAAACAAATATGAATTTTCAAAAACTTCGTTACCCATCCCTAAATGTTCAGTAGGTTTTTTGTCGTTTGTTGTTGCGTAAAAAATTCTGCTTTTCTCTGTGTAGTCGATCCGTACCTGTATTTCTATTTTATTTAATTCGTTTTCTTTTGTCATTTTTTCAATCCTTTCTCGTTAAACGATTATTAGGGTTTGTTTGTATTCTTTAATATTAAGATAATACATATAATATAGGTTGTCAAGGTTTATTTTAAGAAATGTTAATTATTTAACTAATTGTTTGAATTTATTACAAAAAAAGGGGTAATAAAATGGCTAAACCAGGCCCACGGACACAACCGACAATAATTAAGGAATTAAAAGGCGGCAAAAAGACCTATCACAGACCAATGCCGAAACACGAACCTAAACCGGATCACCCGGAGAAACTACCACCCGCACCTAAGCATCTTGACACCGTAGGTCAGCAGGAATGGCGTAGAATATCAAAAGAGCTTTATCCTATCGGGTTACTAACTAAAATTGATTTAACAGCTCTCTCCGCTTATTGTGCGTCATATTCTATGTGGGTAGCAGCGCAGGAAAACATAAAAAAGCATGGCGTACTCATAAAAGCGCAGTCAGGTTTTCCAATGCAGTCGCCTTACATGTCAATCGCAAATCGTGCAATGGTTGAAATGCGTAAATGGCTGATAGAATTTGGCATGACACCGAGCAGCAGGAGCCGAGTTGAAGTAAAAAAACCTGAAGAGAACAAAGATCCTCTTGAAGACTTTTTAAACAAAGGCAAAAAGCTCGAATCTGTCAAGAAATAGCGATTTTGTAACATACTGATTTTATTAACACGAAATGCCACGTTACCACCGGCGGGTGAATTAAAAAAAGGAGCGAACATGAACTTAACAAGACAGCAAAAGAAACAGGCGAAAAAACCAGTACAATTAAACATAAACCCCGACACGCTGCCTGACATTGAATGCCTTAAATGCAAAAGTAAATATTTCATACAGGCCTTAAGAATAAAAAGAGTTTCCGCAATAATAAGCCCAGACGGTAAAGAAAGATATGTCCAGATACCGGTTATGTTGTGTGCATCATGTAATGAGGAACTTTCGCAGAAACCATGACACATCCGGCAACAAAATATGCAAACGATGTTCTGTCAGGTAAAATCCTTGCGTGTCGCTGGGTACACCTTGCAGTAGAACGTCACCTAAACGATTTAAAACACGGTCACGAAAGAGGATTATACTTTGACGAAGCCGCAGCAGATCATGTGCTTGAGTTTTTTTCTCATTTACGATTATGGAAGGGCCGAGATTACAAGGGCAAAGAATTTGTATTAGGGCCGCATTTTCAATTCATCCTGTCAGTGATTATGGGATGGAAACGGGCAGATGGTTTACGAAGGTTTAGAACGGCTTACATCGAAATGGGCCGGAAAGGGGCCAAGTCAACTATCGCAGGAGGCATGGGAGCTTACTTTTTAGTCGCAGACGGTGAAGAAGGGGCAGAAATTTACTCAGCGGCCACGAAAAAAGAGCAAGCCAAGATTGTATGGTCAAATATCCGAAACCTGACAAAAAAATCTATATTTTCAAAATTAATAAACTACTACGTTAATAATCTGTCAATAGAGTCCACCTGGTCGAAATGTGAGCCACTAAGTTCAGATACTAAGTCAATGGATGGTCTAGACACACACTTTGCATCCTTGGACGAATTACACGCCCACCCCACGCCGGAAGTATATGATCTTATCGCTGACTCGGTTGGGTCGAGATCACAGCCGCTAATTTTCATAATCACTACAGCCGGATTTGATCAGGCAGGGGTTTGTTTTCAGCGCAGAGATTATTTAACAAAGATTTTAAAGGGCGTGATTAAGGATGATTCTTTCTTTGGGGTTATTTTCACTCTTGATGTTAAAAATGATTGGCCGGAGCTACTCACCCATCAAGAAAAAATTACAGGGAAAGAGGGGGTTGAAGAGGATGATTGGTTAAACGAGGATTTATGGTGTAAGCCAATGCCGGGGCTTTGTGGTATCACTAAAAATGGTATTAAATACGGAATAGACGAAAACGGTGACCAGATACCAGGATATATGACTAAAATTGAAGATGTAAGAGATAAATGCCGAGTTGCTAAAGAAATTGTTGCAAGTCAAAATAATTTTCTTACAAAGAGAATGAATATATGGACTTCTCAATATTCAAGGTGGATTGACCTCGTTTTATGGGACGAAAATAATATAAAACCCTTGTATTTAATGGAATAAATAATATATGTCACACGTTAATTGGCAAAAAACAATAGAACAATACAGGAATAAATGGTGCGTAGCCGGAGTTGACCTGTCCAGTGTCTCTGATCTTACATGCGCTGTCTACATGATTCCATACGACGACGACAGGGAACACGTGGACATACTAATGCAAACCTACTGCCCTGAAGAACGAATATATGACCGAAAAAATAAGTATAGAACTCAGTATCAATCATGGGAAAAACAAGGCTATCTAACAGCTTCCCCCGGGAACGCAGTTGATTACGATGCAGTCAGAAAGTCAATAACCGACAACAGCAAAGTATGTAAAATTGGATTAATCGGGATTGATATTAAATTTCAGGGGTATGACTTCGCGATGAGACTTGAGAAAGACCTTGGACATACAGAAAAAGCACCGGTGGTAATAGCTTGCACGAACTCAGCAGGAAAAATCGGGCCAGTGTGTCAGGAATTTGAACGCAGGCTGTTAAAGCGGAAACTAAATCACGGCGGGAATCCTATACTTAGATTTATGGCTGATTCTGTGGCAGTAAGAGCTCCTGACATTGATGGTTACATTAAACCAGACAAAGACAAGTCTCAAGGGAAAATAGACGGTATAGTGGCTATGCTTTACGCTCTTGATAGATTATTGAGGAGCCAGCCACCGAGAAAACTAATAATGCCAACAACAATATGAGGTAAAAGATGGACTGCCCGGCCTGCAAGACAAAATTAAAAGTGATTGATAGCAGAATGATAAGTAAGAATAAACGTATCAGGAAATATAGATGCCCTGAATGTGGATTTTATGAATGCACCGAAGAAGATTTTCCAGAGCAAAATAATAATAATAAACATTGACATAGGTGTTTTTATATGTAACATAAGAAACATTGGAATAACTTTTAATCTAAGGAGGTGCCGAGATGGCAAACAAGCAAAGGATTTCTTACCTAAATTATCTTATCAGAACCTACGAATCCCTTACAAATATGATGGCCGCAACAAAGAACAGATTGCAGTCATTACCCGGAGATCATCCAGTAAAATTTGACAGAATCCTGCATGGTGAAGAAAAAGAGGAAGGATTGGAGACTATCAAAGGCCGAATCTCAAGGCTTATAGGCAAAGAACTGCCTGCGTGGGATATTTGGACGCATTGGCTGAAGGACGTTCCGGGAATTGGCAATGTCACAGCAGCCGAATTAATCATGCTTTATTACTACAAATTTATACCTGCCTGTAAAGACTGTATGACCCCACTTGAGAAAAAAGACTCTACTTATTGGTGTCCTTCATGCGAAAAAAGTGTAAAAGGCGAAGGCAATCTTGAATATTTGCTCGGCTATAAGGATTTTTCGAATATTTCTAAGTGGTGGGCTTATATGGGTAGAGATATTCGAGACGGAGCCATGAGAAAGCGCAAGAAAGGCGAACAGTTGAACTGGTCAACAAATGGCCGGAGACTTGGTTTTTTAATCGGTGAGAGTTTCAACAAGCAACAGCCGGATCATAAATACAAAGCGGTTTTATTATCGGAGAAGGCAAAATACGAGAAGAGCCAGCCGGATATATCAAAAGGTTGGAGGCATAACAAGGCGAAGAACAATGCAGTTAAATTATTTCTTGCTCATTTTTGGACGGTAGCAAGGGCATTAGACGGAAAAGACGTAACACAACCGTATGCAATGACAATTATGGGGCATACTGGATATATTGAACCGTTTTATTATGAGAAGCCAGCTAAACGCTGAAACCTATTGAAATTGTGCGAGCTACGCCGTGTCTGAAACCTATTGAGGTGCTGCGAGCTAATAAAAAAATAAAACCTACACGCGTCTTGCGAGCTATTGAGTGTCTGAAACCTATTTGATGGATGCGAGCTACGTTCAAAATGAAACCCAAACTTTGATTGCGAGCTAATCATATTTTGAAACCTAAAATTTGATTGCGAGCTATAATAAAGATGAAACCTAAAGCTTTTTTGCGTAACCAACAATTTAACAGGAGGATCATAGAATGATTAGTAAAAAAAGATTGGATGAACTAAAAGGCAAGTATGACAGTAAAAAAATCAATCAAATTGAAAAGGAAATCAAGGATAGTAACGAATTATCACTTGAAGCAAGAAAAACATCAATATTTGCATTGGCTTATTTGAAACACTCAAGCAGATATAAAGAAAATCCGGTTTACAAGAAGAGCAGTTTTGCAAATTATCTGCTTGGTCGTTACAATATAAGATATAACACATTTGATGAATCGTTCAGAGCCTTTGATAAATTTGAGGCAGAATCAATCAAATACGGGGTTGGCCTTGTTGCTAAAGTCAGCCGGATTTGTGGCACAAAGAAACAAAAACAGGTGTTGGACGAAATAAATCAAACATCTAAAAGCCTAAAGAATCCAATACAGAAAGCCAAGATTGAAACTATTATTGATAAATATGCTA